GCAGCGAATGTGACTACTCTAAATGTATTTGCCATGTTATTATCCTAACGCTATTGCAAGTGCAGTTGGGTCATCCGTAGTAAAACCTGCACTAGTTAAATATGTTTTTACATCTGTTAATGCCACTTGCTTCATTGTGCCATTATCATTTGTAACAACTCTATCTGCATCCACCAATGTTGTAGAAGAAGCAGCAGTACCACCATCCATGATGTTTAATTCTGCAGCAGTTGAAGTAACATTTGTACCCCCTATATCAAGAGTGGTTACAGATATCTCTCCTGCAACTGTTGCTATACCATCTGCTAGTGTTATTAAATCTGTGTCATCTGTATGCCCTATGGTTGTACCATTAAGGGCTATATTATCCACTGTGAGAGCACTTAGTGTACCCAGGGATGTGATATTAGTCTGGGCGGCAGTCTGTAGTGTACCAGCTAATTGTGTAGCTGTCAATCTTCCTGTGCTTGGATTGTATGTTAAGTTGCCATCCATCTCCAAACCAACATTACCTGTGCTAGATGTAGCATCTTCTACAAAGGTAATTAAATTGTCTTCGTTTGTACTTTCGTTATCTGTAACTAATACATGAGCAGAGTTAGTTGCGTTTGTTACAGTAACACCTGCAATAACTGTGTTAAGTGCAGTTCCGTTGACTGTTATAGCATCTGCTTCTAGTGTACCATCAATATCTGCATCACCTGATATGTCTAATTCAGTAGCAGTTAACTTAGCAGTTTGTAAGTCTTCAAAACTAGAACCTAACTTTAATTCAAACTGAGGTCCTGTGGTGTTATATGTAAATGTAGCATCATCACCTGAACCACCTTCTATTGTAATACCTGCACCATTAATAACTGCACTTGTGCTATTACCACTATCTAATACAATATTATGGTCGTTTAAATTTACAGTTGTTGAGTTTACTGTAGTTGTTGTGCCTGATACTGTAAGGTCACCTGTAACAGTTAAGTTATCTGCCACAGTTACTTCAGATGTGCTATGTCCTAATGTTATAGCAGTTCCTGATACTCCTGTACCGATAGACACCGATTCACTACTATTTCCTGTGTCTACTATGAGATAAGCATCTGAGCCTTGTTTAATTGTAAATGCAGTTCCTGAGTTATCTGATACTGCTACGTTAATGTCTGTTCCATCTGCACTAATAGAGTCAAGTGCGATGTCGCCCACGTTAGTGATTGCATTGTCATTAAAAGATGTGGCACCTAAAGATACAGTTCCTGTTGCAGTTAAGTTACTAGAACCTATGTCTATTGCACCAAACCCACTTGAGATAGCACCACTATTAAGTGTGCCTACTGTTGTTACATTTGATAATGTATCTAATGCAGATTCAAAATAAGTTTCAAAGTCAGTTAATGCAACTTGCTTCATTGTTCCTGCATCGTTGACTACAACTCTATCTGCATCTGCAAGTGTAGTGGATGTTGCTGAAGTATCACCATCCATAATATTTAATTCTGTGGCAGTAGAAGTTACACCATCAAGGATATTTAGCTCTGCTGTGCTAGATGTAACACCATCTAAAATATTTAATTCAGAAGCTGTAGATGTTACACCATCAAGAATGTTTAATTCAGAAGCTGTAGATGTTACACCATCAAGAATATTCAATTCTGCTGTGCTGGATGTTACGCCATCAAGAATGTTAAGCTCAGAAGCAGTAGCAGTAACTCCGTCAAGAATATTAAGTTCTGCTGCAGTAGATGTTACGTTAGTACCCCCTATATCTAATGTAGTTACTGATATTTCACCTGCTACTGTAACAATACCATCTGCTAATGTTAATAAGTCTGTATCGCTTGTGTGTCCAATGTTAGCACCATTAACTATAACATTATCTACTGTAAGAGTGGTAAGAGTTCCTACAGATGTCAAGTTAGGCATTGTAGTTATTTCATCGTCAAAGTAAGCAGCTAAATCTGTTACTGCTACCTGAACCATAGTCCCGTTGTCATTTAATACAACTCTATCTGCATCTGCCACAGTTGTTGATGTGGCACTTGTGTCACCATCTAAAATATTTACTTCTGTTGTGCTTACAGTAAGACCATCAAGAACTTCTAATTCTGCTTCAGATATACCTGCACTACCTATTGTAAGTGTGCCTGATATATCTACGTTACCATTTATATCTATTGTTGTTGCAGCTATCTGTATTTCAGTATCTGCTACTAAATCTAATTGTCCATCTGTACTTGAATTGATGTATATAGCTGTGTCTCTGAATTGTAACTTCTCTGTAGAAGCAACAAGTATGTCATCACTAAATTCAAAATAATCCTCGTCTTCCATCCATTTGAGGACACCATCAGAAGTCTCTCCATCAAATGTTATTGTTATATCTGTTCCTGCAGTTCCTGCACCAAAGGTAAGTGTATTACCTAATAATTTGGTAATAGGACCACCTTCTGCAGTCGTACCATCGTGAGTGTGCCCTGTGCTTGCTGCAAAGGCAGCTAATATTTGATTAAACTCGTCATTGGTATGAGCAGCAGTTATTACATCTCCGTCGGTGTAAGATGATTGTCTAGTGTACGTAGCTCCCATTTATCTTCTTGCTCCTACTTGATATTCTAACTGAAATCCTTTTAGTGAGTATGGTGCAGTAGAACCACCATCGTTAACTCTAAGTGCAACTGCAAAGCCTGAACCCTCTACAGATTGTCTAAACAAAGGTTGAGATGCACCACCATAAGTTCCTGTAACAGATGAACTAACACCATATGTACTTGTTCCATATATTGCAGCCACATTAGTTGAGTCTAACGGATACGCTGCAGGTCTGGCTGAGTCAGCAGATTCATAGTCATATCTTAAAAATAAATCTGCATCTATACTTGATTCAGGTGCAAAGTTAATAATAACACGTTGCATATGTTTTCTTAACCCAGCATCTCCAAAAGTTAAATCAGGACCTCGATATTTACCTAATATAGATGTTCCATCAAAGTCATTGCCTGATTCTTGTCTATACACATAACCACCACTATATGCACCATGTAAAACTATAACATCTCCTGCAGATACAAATGTGTCGGTTGATGCTGGTTTTATGCCTCTTATTTCAGCAAACTCAAACGCTTGCCCTTTCATAACACATATTACCCCTTTAGTCGCATTTTCTGCTTGTCCGTCTTTTGTAAAAAATATTCTGTATTGTGTCTTGTCAGGTATAACTATTGAATCAAATTCGGATGCACTAGATAAGTTTGCATCAAATAAACTTTGTACATTAGCACTTATAGTTCCTAATTCAACGTCACCAATTCTTGCTGTACCAGCTACTGTTCTTAATCCATCAGGTCCTAAAAATATAAGGTCACCTGCAAATTCTTGGATTGTGTCTCCGTTAATACATCCTATATCTCTTGTTACGGCAGTTATTGCAAAGTTACTACTTGATGTTCCTGATAACTTAAATATTCTATTTTCACAAAATATAAATAAATCTTCACGGAAAACTTTAAGTCCTGTTATGGTATCGTCAACTTTAATACTACCTGCACCACTAGCAGTTGCAAAATTATCTTCATCAAATGGCACACTGAATACTAATTCTTGTTTAGCACCTGACATACCTGCATAAAACATATGTTCTTTAAATGCTTTAACAAATTTAGCACCTGATACTGCAGTGCTTACTTCTCCACTCCCCGCTGATGTTACATCTGTTGCAGTAAATGATGTATTAAAAACTGTTGGTGCATTATTACCATCCGCTACAATTAACTTATCATTACCATCAAAGTTAAATCTTTCAAAGTTATATTTACCTGCACTTGTTCTGCCACTATCTACTGTAGTCCACGATGAACCACCTGCGTCTGCTGTGAATATATTTGTTCCTCTAGCTGCTACAACTTTACTTGCAAATGTAGCAACCATCAAAACTTTTTCTGTAGATGCAGAGGTTTGAGGAACTACTGCAGATACATACTTACTAAATCCATTTATTCTTCTGTATCCGCCTTCTATATCAGGTTCAAAGTTTTGTAATTCTAATGCCTGACCTGGTTGCATCATAAACGTGGAACGATTTAAAACTAATCCGCCTTCGCAGTTGAAAGCTATAGGTTGTACTCTTGATAAATCTGCCATTATGTTGTTGTTTCAGTGCTAAAATATCCTGCCATACTCGTTGGTCTTAGTATCACTGTTGACCTTACATATTCGTATTTATTAACTAATAGTGTTTGTATATTTTTTATGCCTTGTTCGAATCTTGCAAAGTTTAATTGATACTGTTCAATCTCACCTCTATATTGATATGCATATGCAGTAGCCCCATCTATTATCACTGGGGCGAACCTGTCGGGTATTGTTGTGGTATCGTCGTGTGTTGATAGGTCAGATGGAAAGGTAAAATAATCAAACTTTAGTGTGTATGCTCTGTTAGGAAACGGATACAAAATAAAATTATTGTCTAGTGTTCTTACTATGTGAGAAGGCACTCCTCCTCCAGTAAACTGTGCTACTTGTACGCCACTTGCTATAGAAGCTGCTGTAGTGCTATTAGCACCTCTAGTGCATCCCGTAAATGTTGTACTTGTTGTTCCTGTATATGTTATCTCTTCATTTACTATGTGTATAGTTCCTGAAGAATCAAATCCTGATGTACTAGCTACAGTTATAGTTGTAACACTATCTGTATGTGTTGTGCTTGTAGTTGTTGTTACAATGTCATCTTCTTGTTCAACATTGTTAGCTATGTATTCATTATATGATAATGTGCTCAAGTTTGCACCTGATGTGCCTAAAGTTGAGTTTTTAACTATTCTTGCAGTATTGTAGTCTACATGTTTAGTTGATGTAGGTAAACTATATTTTACTGTCCCGGGAACTAAAACTTCTGTGTTAGTTGCATGGTTAAAAGGGTAACTAAATTCTTTTTGATTAATATATCTTATAGCTTCATTAACTGCATTTTGAGCTTGAACTTGAATACCCCGTGCACTTGAGAAAGTAGACGAGGTCAGTTGTGGTTCATTAATACGTGCAAGCACACTATTAGTTAATGTAAGAAAAGTTTGTGACATACTATTTTAAATAATAGGGGACAAAATTAATTGTCCCCATAATTACGCTATTAAGCTAATTGGTCTCTATCGACTTCATCAGGCTTATCATCTAAACCATGACCTGCTAAATCAATAACAGTGGCATACATTCTAAGTCTGCCTGTGGCTGGAGCTGCACCTGCAATCTTAGCATCAATAGTATCTGTTGTAGTTACAAATTGAGTGTAAGTTGAAGCGGCACTTCCAACAACAGTGTTGGTTTGACCATTAGTTCCTGCGGCACAAAAGCCTGTGGATGTAATGTCTGCACCATCAATGATGTCATCTCCTGCTGCGAAGTCCATGTCTAATGTGCAACTGCCTGTAAATGCTTTCATTACTTCTGCACCTGCATTTAAGACTAAGGTATTTGCAGGTATTTCTAATACCTGAAATATATCTCCGTCTGAGAAACTACCACCTGCTGCTACTAACGCATCAATATCAAGATAAGCCTCAATATTTCTCATTACGTGAGTATTTTTAGCTGATGGCATAGCCACGATAGAGTCGGAAGATACGCCAGTGGTATCTTTAGAAGTTAAATCATAAGTCGCCATTTATACCTCCCTACGCTACGTTGTATTTAGCAGTTACGATTGCTTCTGGACGAAGAATCTTTCTGCCATATAAATGCATACCTCTTACGATGTCTGCGAAAGAATCAGGGTCTCTATAAGACTCTGTCTTTGTTATCTGTGAAGCTGTCGCTACTGATGAAGAGTGTCCAGCTACAATAAGACCATAGTTTGAGTTTTGGTTAGCAGAACCTGATGTTCCTGGTCCTGTACCAACAGAAGGTAAGTTATTTGACATATATACATCAAAACCATGTAATGTGCCGATTGATAAACCACTTCTTAATCCTCCGGACTCACCGAAATCTGCATTGAGAAGTCTTGAATCTTCATCTTTTAAGATTTCAACGAAAGTTGGATGTAGAACTAGCCATCTACCATCTGAGTCTACAAACTGTGTATCTAACAATCTGCCCATTCTTGCAATAACTTGCAATGGTGTAGCAGTTGCTGTTGCCTGAGCTGTAGCACCTGGCATTCTTGGAGCTAATGGGATAGAGTGGTCACCAGCACTTGAAGTAGTGATGTTACCAAAGCTATCTTTTCTTAACTTCATGCTTGTTAGCAATTCGTCTGAACCTGCAGTTGACACAGCTTTTGTACCATTTACAGTATCGTTAGCTGTTCCTGCTACAGTGTTAAGAGATGATTGCTTGAAACCAGCTAAGTAACCAAGAACTTCTTGGTCATGTTGGTCACGAAGTCTATATCCAGCTCTGTCTGAAGCCATTGACTCAAAGTTAACGTGACTGTGAGCTTCCTCAATGTCGTCAACTTTAAAAGCAAAGTAGTTTGCTTTATCTACGACAAGAGAAAAGTCCTCATCGTCTAGGTCTTGTGGTTGAATGTTAACACCACGAGCATATTCTTTTACAGTGATTTCTGGTTCTTTGATAATCTTAACAGTATCACCATAATTCGCAATCTCTCCAAAGTAATCACTATTTGTGATTGACTCTACAACAGAGGTCTTACGAAAAGCTTGCTGAACCTTTTGGGAATATATGACAGGACTAAAATTGCCATTAGGTAAATTCCCGTATCCAGCCGCAGTTTGGAAAGCCATGTTATCCTCCTTGGCTAATTATAAATACGAGTGCATACACAATCAAAAGGCTAGATGCAATTAGGTGTCCGTTTTGGGGCTAATTCAAACTAGGTAGTTTTTCTTAGTATAATTCGTGAAAATGTGTCAAGCAGGTGGTCATCAGAAAGATGGGCTGCTATTTATACATTTTATACCATACAAATTTTAAAAAGTAAAGAAAAATGTTAAACACGTCCACTTATATCATAAATAAAGTTACCTGATTGTACAGCTTCCCTTATTTTTTCTTCATTCTTTTCAAACTCGTGTGGTTTCATCTTTGCTACATCAGACTCTTTTATTTGATTTGCTTGTCCTGATTTAGTAGCAGAAGGTGTGTTTGAGCTACCTCTAGTTACAGCTTTTGCTGCATCTTTAGAAGAATCTGTTTTCTTCTTAGGCGTAGAGGTAATACCCATATCTACTTTATATAAATCAATAGCTCTTGCTGCAGATTTAGAATCACTCTCGTTTTCATATAGAGCTTGTTGAACCCATCTTGGTTGCATTTCAACCCAGTCATGAAACTCTTGGTCATTTCTAATAACATCAAAATCAGGATGTAATCTCATGAGTTCTGCTTCTGCCATCGCACGAGAAGATTGTGCTTCTCTTTCAGCTATTAACTTCATTCTTTCTTCTAATGTAGAATCTAATTCTTTTGCTTTCTTAGTAGCAATACTTTCTACAATCTTTGCAACATCAGGATACTCTTTAGCCCATTCATTTATTTCCTCATCTGATTTAGGTAATTTTATTTCTTGAGCTGCAGTTTGTGTCAACTGTTGTTTTAATTTAAATATCTCATCTTGATATGTCTTTTCTTTTTCTTGTGCGTGTCTACGCAAATCGCCATATCTTTTCTTAAATGTTTTTTCTTCAGGTGCTAAAGACTCTGTTTCAGCAATATCTTCTTGCTCTGCCTTTGCTTTTCCTAAAGCTTCATCTCTTTCTTTTAGATTTTTTTCTAACTCTAACTCTTCTCTATTATCGTTACGTTTGTATTTTATTGGGGTCTTAACTATTTTTTGTTCTACAGCCATTTCAGCCATGTTGCTTCTCCTAGGGTTATCGTAGCCATTATTGGGGGATAAGTAGCTAGTAATTAATTCATAAATTATTTTTTATGAACTGCCAATCCTACTAAGTAAACTATAGGATGGATTATTTTACAAAAGATATTGCCGACCATACTGTCTTTAGCTTTACCTTTTGTTAAAATATGTCTAAGGTGTTTTGTTCGTTCTTTTGCAAAGTAAGCACCGATACTAGTCAGTGTGTTATTAACTTTCATACCACGAACAAAAGGTTTGAATAACGAATGATATCCTATTTCATGTAG